CGTGGTATTTCAAAGCCGGAGCTTGTGCACATCGATGAGACTCGCGAATTAAAAGACGAATCCACGTGGGCATCACTTCGATACACGATGATGGCCGCGGAAGCTCCGCAATTATGGACGTATTCGAATGCCGGAGATCAGCACTCAGTCATTCTCAACCAATTGCGCGAGCGCGGCATGGTGGCCGCGGCCGGTGGAGCAGATGACATTCTTTACGCCGAATGGTCTTCTCATACCGATGACATCGCCAACGTCGAAGGATGGCGGCAAAGCAATCCATCGCTCGGCCACACAATCCACATCGACAATCTCAAAGCTGTGCTCAATGATCCGCCGGACGTCGTACGCACTGAAGTGCTTTGCAGATGGGTCGCCACAATTTCAAGTGCTATCCCATCGCAAGAGTGGAATGAGTGCTCGGATGAGACAATCGATCTCGATCCAGAGAAGCAGACATGGATGGCAATTGACTGCGCACCGGATAGACGTGCCGCAGCTCTGGTCGCGGCTCAAAAGATTGGCGATGACAAATTCTTCGTCAAGCTTCTGCACACTTGGCAGAATCCAATCAATCTCGACGATCTAGCTGTGGCCAATGACATCGCGCCGTACACTCGGATGTATCCGACGGAGTGCGTGGCATATTCAAAGAGAACGAGCAGCGCAGTGGCCGCAAGACTCCAGCCAGCCGGAATTCGAATCGTGGCAATCGATGGGAGTGAGTATTCACAGAGCTGCGACGAGCTTCTCGGCAGTGTGACGTCAAAGAGATTTGTGCACCGAAATCAGGCAGAATTATCCAAGCAGATTCTATCAGCGACGCGATTAAATTATGGAGACGGCGGATGGGTCATCGGTCGTCGAGCTTCGCAAGCGACAGTCTGCGCAGCTGTAGGAGCTGCACTGGTCACACATTTCGCGACACGACCAGAGTCGGATCTTGACATCATGGTCGGCTAGGTGTACCGCGTGACTTAGAATTCACGCATGGGATTATTCGACAGATTCGCACCGGTAAAAAGCAACGCGCCAGAAAACATCAGCGACGTCGAAGCTGCAAGCGTGGCTCCGTATTATCAAGAGACATCTTCAATCTTCTTCTCTGGAATTGCTCAAGCTACTCGCGCCGAAGCGATGAGTGTGCCAACAATTGCACGCGCTCTTTCAGTTATGCAGACAATTGCTTCGCTTCCAATGGAGACACGCAACGTCGCAACCGGTGAGAAGGTTGCACAGCCACGCGTCATCAATCAACCGGATCCACGAATCGCCGGATCAGTATTTTGGAGCTGGATGATTTCAGATCTCTTCTTTCATCCGTACGCGTTCGCTCGCGTCATGGAAAGATATGCTGATACAGGAAAAATTCGCGCCATGGAAAGAATTGCACCGGAGCGCGTAACGATTACAACTAACGGCATGGGATACGAAGTGAATTTCTATTCTATTGACGGAATGTACGTCGATCCGAATGATCTTGTCGTCTTCGCTGGAAACGATGAAGGATTACTCTCTCGCGCCGGTCGTACAATCCGCGCAGCTGCCGCATTAGAAAAAGCGGCGATGGATTTCGCTATCGACCCAATTCCACAAATGATTCTCAAATCAAATGGCACATCTTTGCCAGCTGATCGCGTTGCAAAATTACTTTCAGCATTCGGAGCACGTCGAAAGAAATCCGTGGTCTATCTGAATGCAGACGTCTCAATGGAGACAATGGGCTTCGATCCAAAATCAATTCAACTCAATGAAGGCAGAAACTACGTCAGTTTAGAGCTTTCACGCGCTTGCGGAATTCCGGCATATTTCACAGACTCACAACAATCCAGCTTCACATATTCCAACGCTCTTGACAAAAGGCGCGATCTCGTCGATTTCGCTTTTAGAAATTACATGTCGATAATCGAGCAGCGTTTATCATTCCAAGATTTCACATCACTTGGCAACGAAGTCAAATTCGATCTCGATGACTTCTTGCGTGGCAATCCACACGAACGCGCGCAAGTGTACGAAATACTAAACAGAATCGGCGCGATGAGCGTTGAAGAAATAAGAGAAGAAGAGGATATGCTGCTATGAAGCTAACTACACCAATGACGATTACAGCTGCGGATTCGGAAACTCGAATCATCAGTGGACGCATCGTTGCATTCGAAGAGCCAGCCAACGCTTCAACCGGCAAAGTCGTCTTCGCAAAAGGATCAATTCAACCATCGCCGGTCAAGCTCAATCTTGAACACGATCGCACTCGACCAATTGGAAAGACTCTGGAGATGACTCTCAATGAGAATTCAATTGACGCAAGCTTTAAAATTTCAAACACGACAGCCGGATCAGACGCAATCGCCGAAGCTATGGATGGACTCCGCGACGGATTCTCCATCGAATTAGCAGTGGACGAATATGTCATGGAAAAAGATGGCACAATGCGCGTTCTCATGGGCGAGCTCACAGGCGTCGCACTTGTCACAGAGCCAGCCGTGCGATCTGCGAGAGTCTCTGACGTCGCAGCTACAGAGGGCGAAGAAGAAGCCACCGAAGATTCTGACTCCACCGTGGAGCCGGATGCAATACCAACAGAAGGAGACGAAGTGGAAAACACCGTCACAGACGCTTCAGCCGTGGAGACGGTAGAAGCCGCTCAATCAGTCACAGCCAACTCAAAGCCATCAATGGGCGGCTTTACAACAAAGCCACGCCTTGAATTCAAAGCTGCGAAGTACCTTGAAAACAAAGTGCAAGCTGCTCTGGGATCAGAAAATGCACGTCAATACATCATGGCGGCAGATAACAACACAACCGATTCAGCTGGTCTCGTACCTACACGCCAGCTTGCAGAAGTTGTCAACGGATTATCAAACACAATCCGTCCGTCAATCGATGCAATCTCACGCGGCACTCTTCCAGACCTTGAGCGTGGATGTCAAGAAATTTGCCGGACAACAAAAATTCTCCGTCGAGCTTCTGACCAGAACTTCGCCTTTATTTTATGACGAGCTTCTCAGAAATATGATGGCTGCCATGGCTAAAGCGCAAGACACTTATGTGAACGGCATTCTTGTCGCCGGCGCAACAGCTGACGCAACAACCATCACAACATATCCAACAGCTGCAGAGCTTCTCGGATTTATTGGTCGCGGTGCTGCAAGTGTTTATGCTGCAACAGCTGGACTTGCTAATCCATTCGCTCGCAATATCTTGGTGAATACTTCACAATGGAGCAATCTGATGTCACTAAATGACAGCGGACGTCCAATTTACAACGAAGTAACAAATCCAATGAATCAGCCTGGTCTGGCCACTCCAACATCGCTTCGCGGTCGTGTGGCTGGCTTAGATCTTTACGTTACAGCGAACACAGCTGCAACAACAGACATCGATGACTCAATCATGGTCATCAATCCAGATGCTTATACATGGTACGAGGGCACTAATTATCAGCTACGCGCTGAATCAACTGCCGACGGATCCATCACTGTGGGCGTCTATTCATTCGGTGCTTGCGCGACAAAGATCGCAGCTGGCGCATTCGGTATCAATAAGGGCTAATCGCCACACATTAACCATCGGCCGTCGTAGCTCCCGAAGGCGGCCGAGCAGTAGAAAGGGAAGAGCTCATGCCATCAATTATCACAGCCACGCAGCTGCGATCCGTCCTAGGCGTGAGCTCTTCTCTCTACTCTGATGCTTATCTCGATCAGATTATTGACTCCGCCGAGAATGTAATTCTGCCGCTTCTCGTACAGAATCAAGTCTCCGTCGATTATTACAAACTCGACGCGAATGTGGCTTACTTCTACACATCACGCGCTCACAATTTCGTTGCCGGTCAATCGGTCATCGTGGCCGGACTTCCAGCACCATTCTCAGCGACTCACACAGTCGTCAAGGTCTCAGACTTTTATTTCACGGCAGCTCTTACAAATGCAGACGTCACAGTGCGTCCAATCATTCCAAACGGCACAGCCACTCTTTCTGGATATGGCGCAGCGACACTATACGCAGCGACTCCGGCAATCGAGAGCGCGATGTACGCCGT